GATTACCTTGTTTTGTTTTAAACTTGTTGTAATCATTTGTTTTCAATACGGTGTTTACCGTTGTGTCTTTCTGCGTGTGGTTACTTGTCTTCACCATTGACGCTAATTGTGTGTTATACATTTTGTTTTACCTTATGGTTATTTTATATATTCAAGTTCTTTTAAAACTTCAATTTCTTTTGCGTGTCGTTGATTGTAAACGTTACCACGAAGATTTGAATTGTCTTGTTGTACCTTTTGTCTTGACCGTCTAATTGATTCAGGCGAAGTGACCATTCGACCAGCGATAGCGTTTAAAACATCGTAGACAGATTTTGCACCAAGTTCTGCAAGTTCTTCACGCCAAATATCGGCAATCAATAACGAATCATCGTCACGCATTTTAGTGCTTGTTTCAAGTCTTTGCTTAACTTGGTTTACTATTAGAAAACTTTTCATACTAAATTGTTTTTTAAACTTCCTTTGTACATTTTTTTTAAAACTTGGTTGCTACGCTTTGCAACTGGGTTCAAAGGCTTCCAGTCAGGCATATCGTTAACGTCAATAAAATCTTGACGTGTAGCTTCACTTGGTTCTTTTTTAAGTGTAAAGTATAGCATACATAAAAACCCAACACAACCGATGTAAAGGAATAATAAAATTAAATTAAACATTTGCTTCTACATTATAAATACCTACATAAATAACATCTTCATCTTCACCGATGATAGCGTCGTTATCTCTAAACTTTTGAGTTGTTGTGATACAACCTACTGTTGCATCTAACATCTTAAACATTACCCACTCGAAAGCATCAGCTTTAGTAGGGAAATTTTCAATAATTGTCTTTTTCATATCGTTTTTAAATAATTTTTCCAGTCATTTATTGTGTTAAAATATGCTTCATCAAATTCATTTTTTGACATAGGCAATGTAATGTACTTCACACCATTTATCCAAATGGTATAAATTCTTGTTTTTTTATTACTTCTTGTTTTCATTATCTTACTGACATTAAAGTTTTATTTCTTTCAAGCTGCATTTCAATGGACTTATTCATTGATTGAAAATCAATTTTATGTGCATTTCTAATTTGTCTACAAATTGCATTTTTTGCAGCTTTATAATTATCAAAATCGTAAAGCTGCTCTACAAATTCCAACATCATATCTTTCAATGTGAATGAAGTGTTATATTCAGCTAACTCGTTGTTTAACATCTCTACAATAGCATCTCTATTGTTTTTGCAAAAGATTATAACTTCTTCTTTTGATTCAAATCCTAAATTGTTTCCGTTTTCCATAATTCAAATATACACATACTTTCTATATATGCAAACTTTATTTTCAATATTGCAAAAATAATTATAAAAGATTACATTTCTTTGACAATTGATTGCAATAGCTCATTTGCGTAATATAGTTTTTCGTCAATGATTTCTTGCACATCCTCAAGTTCTATGTGGGCTATAAACAAGTTGTGAGTAGATGGCATTCGTTTGTCATAAGAAACAAAGTAACCAAAATCTACGGCACTTGCAATCATTCCAAGTTGCATTTGCCAGTAGTATTCAGGGTGTATTTTTAGCAAATCTTCAGCACATTTGATTGACCGATTCTTTAAATGTATTCCACTATTAAACGGATTCTTTATCTCGACCAAACAATTACCACCAAGTGCATCAGGGCTATAACCTGAATACTCACCATAGGGTATAAACGTGTAAGTCTCGCCACCATAATAAGTGTAAAACTCATCTTGGTTTTGTTGGAATACTTCAAACGCTTCTTTTTCGTTTTCAGTTCCCCACGTTAACGCTTCGCCCCAAATTGGTTTTCTTATCCCCGTTAATATTTCACTTGCTTTTTCATATACAAATGTCTTTGCAGTATCTGAAAGGTACTCCGATTTGTTTCTCGGAGTACCCATAAGTTTGTGAATTTCAGATGCCGTGAATTTACCTTCACGGACTTTAAGCCATTCGCTTTCGTTATTTGTTATTGTAATTTCCATTAGCGTTTGATTTTTCTTTTACAATTTCTTTTTCAAATTCTTTGTATAATATTAATAACCCCATATGATTTTCCTCTTTTGTTAACCAAGAAGCAAAATCAATCGCTTTCATAATAGTATAATATCGTTGAAGACTTTTTGCGTTTTCAATTTCATCTTCCCATTGTTCCTGATGTTTAGCATCACCAAATATTTTTGATACTAACCATTCTACCGGTGTTGGTTCTAAATTATTTTCCATTAACGTTTAATTTTAATCATACCCCAAAATAAATTTATTTCTGTAGCATTCCTTTTTTCTACTTTTATCGGTGCTTTTGGTTTAACAAATTTAATTTCAGTTTGAAAATTTTTGCCTTTGTGCCTTTTTGCAAGTTCTCTATTTTTCACAATTACTTTCTGTGCATCGTGTGGTGTTGGTCGCTTATTCATTAAGCTTGTACCACGTTGGTCGACATACTTTAAATCCTTTAAAGATTTAGTTGTTTGATTAGTCAGCTTGTGTTTACGACATAAAGCCGTTGTCATTGAACCGTAGGCATAAACGTCGTTTAGCAAGTTCACATAGTTGTTTAAATTTGATGTTCTCATATGTTTTTATATTATTGTCCAATAGTTTAAATTAAAATTTCATTTAGCTGCAATAAGCAACTTTTTGTTATCAGCACTTATAATGTACTTTCGTTCTATGTCTTCTAACAATCCACCAGTTTGTAAGTGCTCTTTTGCCTTTGCCCAATTAGGATGCTTAGGTGTTAGTTCTTCTTTCTTTGGTGGTTGTGGTACATTACCAGTCGCAGCGTTGCCGTCGTCGTCGTCGTCAATGTTTAAATTTAATATTGAAGATATGCTATAACGACGAGCATAACTCACACCACTACCAAGTTGTTGAGGGTTGGTATCGTCTTTGCATTTAATTTCATAAACGCTTTCTATACACTCACCACTATCAATGTGAATTAACTTAGTAACGACACAATTATTGATAACTGGTTGCATAATTACTAAGCCATTCTTTTTGAGAATTGGTGTGATAATAGATAAAATGTGTGGTAAGGTTGCATACTTTGAACCTTTGAAAAATGGATTGTTTGCATCCTTGCTAATCTTCGGACATTCCATCTGAAAATTACTTACTGATAAAAATAGTTCTTTCATATCTTGTTTTGTTTTTTTAATTCTAATACTATTTCGGTTAATCTTCTATTACCCATATCGTCGAATAAATGCCAGTCAATTGCCTCATCTCGTAAACCATCTTCGTCGTGACTAACAAAGGTATAATCAATTAAATCTTCAGGGTATTCGTCAATAATTAGTTGTTGTACAATTTCAGCGTCATATTCAAAATCGTAGTCGCCATCACACAAATGACATTTTGCAAGGGAAAAAACAACGTAACTCATACCTTGTATTCCTTTATGATTTTAAGTGCCGTATTTAAGACGATAAGGGCTTTAGGTTGGATTACATCACCATTAAGGTATTTCCTAACCGTAGGCATAGAGATGCCAGTACGTGCAGACACCTTTGAAACGATGCCGTGACGCTTGTTTAATTTGATTTGATTAATTACTTCTTGTATTTCCATAGAACAAAAATACAAAAAGTTTTTTAATATGCAAATTTATTTTACAATTTATGTAAATATTTTTTGTGCTAAGTGGTCAGCTATTGACTGACTCAAGCTATCTAAACGCTTTTGGTTTAAGGTTGGTGCAATAAAAGGACGTGCTTTTGTACCACTTGTATAAATATTTCTACTAATTTTTAGAGCTAACCACCCTTGATAATTTTTATTAAATGCAGTTTTAAATGAGCCATAACGTAGCTTTTGTTTCATCCATTTCAATAACGTTTTACCCGATACCATTGTTCCAGGTGCTTGACCTTCTTCGACGTTAATATAGTAGTCGTTCATTATAACTATGTAGTTCACACCCTTTGCACTTGCACGAATAACGGGCTTAATGTCAGCAGAAAGTGAACCACTTGCATTGCTTTTGTTCTTTGCTAATTTATCCCGTAGTGCCGTAATTAAATCATTGCCCCAATCAACGATAATTCCGTTAATGTCAGGGGTTTTTAAGTCATCAAATAATGATTTCTTTACGCCAATGTCAGATAAATCAACTTGTTTCATAACGTCTTTAAGGCTTCAATTAGTTTAGGGTGTGGATATACATCGGCTTTGTCTTTGCGTACGCTATTATGTGTAAATACGCCATTTTCGCCTTTTAACGCTCTTGTTGTAACGTCCCAAATATCTCCATTATAAGTTAAATTGATTCCGTATTTAGTTTTCCAAAGTTTTAACAATTCCACAACCGATTCAATTTGTTCATCTGTGTAGTTTTGCCAGTATTTTTGACCTTTGTAAGGCGTTTCAAGTTCGCACACCTGGTCAATAGGTACTTCTGAATTTACATAGCTATAAAATTTATCACCTTTTTTAACCAAGTAACCCCAATTTACTATTTCAATACCAATAGATAATTTATCCAAGTG